GCCTCATACAGGACTTTGTGGGGCTTAGAGGCAGGAAATGTCATGGACAAGAAGAAAGCCTCTTATTTGAAGGCTGGAAGCGCTAACTGGCAGATGAGCGTGGCAGTCATTGAAACGCATGGAGACCATGTTTCACCCATGCTAGTACCCATTAATAAGGATGGCTCATTCACCCTGTACGGGAAGTTGTACCAGTAAATCGTTATCATTTTGTTACCTAAATGTACTTGATTTGGCGGCAGTAAGTGCAACACTAATCCTGTAACCAACCGAGGGCGTTGGTGCAGATAGGTACAAATCATGGCAACGATAGAGATACATGAAAGTGCAGTAACTACAAAGCAAGCTCTTTATTGCATCTATTGCGATGGACAAGTAACAAACAATACCCATTGCATCCCCTGCAATGAATACAAAAGTGTTGTCACACTTAGCGAGTATGTTGAAATCAATGGACATTACCCACGCATCAAGGCGGTTAAATAATGAAAATCACAGCTAAAGACTTTGACAATTTGACAGACACTGTCATGGGATGGAAAGGCAATGACTGGGAACTGCAAGCTGATAGATTCTCAGATAAGCCTGCATTTGATTGGTCAGTAGTATGCTGGTATGACTCAGTAATCAGCATGATTATGGCTCGCACATTTTTGGAGCAAAATGACTATGCATTCCAAGAGTCATACGATCACAACATGGAGACATGGGTACTACTAACCAATTACGACTCTTTTAACATGGCGGTGTCAGCATGACCAACAATGACAAACTCTTAATTATCTGCCTTATTGGGGCAGGCATTAGCTTCATTGTCTGGGCATTACAATCCTACAAGGAAGCCTACGAGCGCGGACATCGCGATGGTTGGCATAAGGGCAGAGCAGTCAATCGCTCAGAGTTTTGGTCAGAATGAAACATGGAGAGATACTTAGTTCTGCCACTGATCTATACAAGGACAGAGGACTCGCTTACGGCCACCCAAGTGACAATATGGCGCGAGCAGCAAGACTTATCAGTGCCTACCTTGAAATGCCAGTGGAAGATTACCAAGTTGCAGTTATCCTATCGCTGGTCAAAATCGCAAGAACAATCGAAGATGGAACTCGAGAAGATTCTTGGATAGATGCAGCCAGTTATCTAGCAATAGCTGGACAACTCCAAACAGAGGAGAATGATTTATATGTTTAATTTGGCCGATTATGAACCAGTTGAGGTGAGACTTGAAAAATTTATTAAAGACCATCCAGATTTTCGCATTAGCACTGAGTTGGAAGTCGTGGAAGCTAGTAGATATATTGTTAAGGCTTATCTCTACAAGACTAGCCAAGATAGCATCGCATGGGCAACGGGGTACGCTGAAGAAACAGTTAGCACTCGCGGGGTCAATCAAACTTCTGCACTGGAGAATTGCGAGACATCTGCAATTGGCCGAGCACTTGCAAATGCGGGTTATGCTCCTAAAGGAAAGCGTCCTAGCAGAGAAGAAATGAGCAAGGTCGCACCTAATCATCCAGCTTTACAGATAGTCAAAGAGCCAGTTGATGTGGATTACTGGAACACATCCTTTAAGGAACAAGAAGTAATTGCAGAGATTGTAAATATCCAATCACCTAGTGAGACATGTGATCATGGGGCTATGGAATGGAAAACTGGTGAAAAAAATGGCAAGCAGTGGGGTGGATTTATGTGTCCCGCTAAGTCTCAAACTGGTGGCACACCTAGTTGTCAAGCTCGATGGTATGTCGTCTCCAGCAGCGGAAAATGGGAACCGCAGAAGGCGAGGGTATAATGGGATATGCAGAGATTCATACAGTTGATGGATGGGTTGATGTCGAGGACATCCCTATGATTGATACAGTTATTTGCCAACTATGCAATGAACCGACTGAAGCTAAGGACATCACAATCACTGCAAGGATTGTTGAAGGTGTAGTAGTTGCTGGCACTTGGTCATGTAACAAATGCAAGGCTGTCAATGGATAAGGAAGCATTGCTCATGTATTTAACATTAGCTCTTTTCATTGGTGGTGTAGCAATGGGCTATGCAGTTGGGTTAAACCATTAGCCAACATAGAAAACACCGAGGTTTCCGCACCGAGCGGGTGGTCGCACAGTACCTATCGACTGTATGGCCATTTGCTAGTGTGGGAAGGGGGAATGGTAAAGACATTCAATCAGTGCCTTTTGACTGTGAAGTCAAGGCAAGGGCTGGATTTCAACCAAAGGCAGTCTTGGAGCAGATTCGTAAGCGCACAGCTCTTTCGGGGGAATTGGGCTTTGCAGTCTTGCGTCTCAATGGGCAGGGAGAGAATGCTGCTGAGTGCGCGAGATCGTATGCAAGCACTTGCTGTTCATCTGGTCCACCAGCGGCTGCAAGCGTGCGTACGCCCTGTTCGACGACACGGCGAGCCAATTCTGTGGCTTCGGAAGCACGCGTGAGATCTGGGGTTGGAGACGATTTAGGGGTTGCCATTTCGTAAACGCTAGTGAGCACTAGGTCACAGGGCCTAACCCTGCAGGGTCTTGTCACCTACGATTTAGGGCATGTCGCGGCTGAGTGGGTTGAAATCTGCTTTCACCACAGCCAAGTGGGTGCTGTTTGCAGCAATTCTGTATTTCTTTGTCCTTCCGCTTATCCCTGGCTTTCGAAAAGCGGTCGCTGATCTCACACAAATCAAGCCTTCGCTACTGGTGCTTGGACTCGGCCTTGAGTTCGCCGCGCTATTTAGTTACTCGCTGTTGACTAAAGCGGCCCTTGCAGAACACGGCAATGAAGTTTCGGTGCTTCGGCTGTTTCGCATTCAATTAAGTACCAAGTCGGTGGGCAACATTTTGCCTGGCGGCAGTGCTGCAAGTACCGCGCTCGGTTATCGCATGCTGACCCTTTCTGGCGTTGCGGGCCCAGATGCCGGATTTGCATTGGCAACTGCTGGTCTTGGATCTGCGGTCATGCTCAATGTGATTTTGTGGTTTGGTCTGATTGTTTCAGCAGGCCGCGGTGTGAACGCCGCATATGGAACTGCTGCAATTATTGGAATCATTTTGATGTTGATTGCAGCAGCGTTGATTTTTGGATTAATTGATGGACAGGGAAGAGCAGAACGCTTCATTCGCTTGTGTGCTCGCAAACTGCGGATGGACGAGGACCACGCCGCCGAAGTGCTTGAGCATTTGGGTAATCGTTTGCAAGGTTTGGCGTCGGAGCCAAAGCTGCTGACACGAGTGTTGGGCTGGGCGCTTGTTAACTGGCTGCTTGACATGCTTGCGCTCTATGTATTTATTCGCGCATTCGGTGGTGATGTTGCTCCCGATGCATTGATCGTGTCGTTTGGACTCGCCAACATCTTGTCAGTCGTGCCAATTACGCCTGGTGGACTTGGCATTGTGGAAGGTATTTACATTCCGACCCTTGTTGGTTTTGGACTCACTCGTAATGTTGCAACAGTTGGCGTGTTGTCGTACCGAATTGCCCAGTATTGGTTGCCAATTCTTGTTGGCGGATTCACGTACCTCTCGTTGCGTGTTGGGCCGTTCGCCATTGAACGGAACGAGAAACTGGGATCATTGCGCAAGGTCACCAAAATTGCTTCCCAGCACCCCACAACGAAGTACGAATTTCTGGAGCAGTACGCACCTCGCGACCGCACGGGCCAGTATCCACTGCCTGAAGTGAAGAATAGGTTTTTACTTGGTGATGAGGATGAGGAGTAGTTTGTTGTTATGACAGTTCATGAGCGCCCGTTTGGAAGAGCATTAGAAGACTTCACAGTTGGCGATGTGTATCGCCACTGGCCAGGTAAAACCATTACTGAAGCAGACGATCATTTGTTTTGCATGATCACCATGAATCATCATACTTTGCACACCAATGATTGGTTTGCATCACAAAGCGTTCAAGGTCGAAACGTTGTTGTTGGCAACCTGGTGTATTCCCTTGTGTTGGGAATGAGCGTTCCCGACGTAAGCGGTGCGGCAATTGCCAACCTTGAAGTGGAAACATTGCAACACAGGTTTCCAACGTTTCATGGCGACTCCATTCATGCCGAAACTCGC